GGATTTATTTTTACGTCTAAATATACGGGCGTGTTTGCCGTTCCTGCTTGTAGATTTGCCGCTGTTAATAATTTAGCATCTTCAATGGCTTTCTTTTTTGCTTTTTCTCCAGCTTCGTATCTTTTCTTTTCTAACCATTCTACAAAACTAGCTTCTGCCTTTGCAGTTTCTTCGGCGCTCTTGGCTATTTCTTCATTTTCTTTTTTGGTTTGATCTGCACCTTTTTTTCTTTCTGCTCTAATTTCCCGAGCGGCTTCAATTTGAATATCTAAACCCTTTAAAGTTCGTTCATCTTCTGCTGTCTGTATTTTTTCTGCAAGTTCTGCATATAGTTCAGACTCAACACCTAGATCATCTTGCATGGATCTAAAAGCGGCAATTCTTTTTGTTAAAAATTCCTCTTCAATTTTTAAAATGTCCGCTTCAGTTTTGCCGGCAAGTTGTGCTTTTTTCTTTGCTATTTCTTCCTGCTGTTTTAAACGGCTTTCTACAAACTTTATTGCCCTTGAGTTGCTAGCAGCCAAAGCGTCCGCATATTTTTTTTGTGCCTCTTCTGCTTTTTCTGCTGCGTCTGCATTGTCTTGCAATGCGCTATAAATTAAAGCAAGGCCTGCAATAATAGCACCTGCTCCAGTGGCAACCAAAGCGGCGGCATAAGCACGGGCTGCAACTGTTGCTTGCCCTAAAACAAATGTCTGCACTTTTGTTGCTGCAGTGCTAAGCCCCTTCATGAACATAGATTCTTGTTCAAGTGCTTTTTGGATTGCAGTAACTCCATTAACCAACGCAATAGCGCCTTGCAGTTTTACCATTGTCTGCTGTAGCTCTTTGTTTTCTACACCCAACAAAGCAGCAGCGCCCTCTACCGCACTAAACGCCCCAGCAACTGCTTGCACTCCACCCAAGACCGCATCGAGCCTTCTAGTGTCACTTGCAAAATATCCAACCTCTGCCCGAGCATCGCCAATGCTATCTTTAATTCTACCCGCTTGCTGTATAATTTGATTTGCAACCCCGGCAAACTCAGGGCCCAAAGCCCTGGCCTCCATGGCTAGGTTTGTCAACTGCCGAACAGTTCCCGCCGTCGGGTTCTTAGTGGCAATAGACGCAAGGCGATCCTGTATGCTTTTAGCGGTTTCTGCGGCCGCCTCGCTCATCTTCTTGCCGCTCGACTGAACTACACTAACGGCATCGTTAAAACCTTTCTGCAGCTTTTCAATGTCTGCGCCGATAACTATGTTTAAAGACCTTGCCATTATCTAGTATAGTTAATTATAAAGTCCTGAGAAATTTGATAGATGCCAGCAAAGCCCGCTTCGTCGTCGGTTAATTGCACCTCGCTGTCAAATTCAATAGCCTGGCATTTAACTGTATTAAATATGGCCGGCAATGTTGCCGCCTCAAATGCAGCCCTCACCTTTTCCGCTACAGCTGTGGCGCTTGCAAACGTGGTGCCAAAACTATTAACCTGCACCCGGGCAAAATCTGTACGGCTGTGGCTTGTGTTGGTAGGCGATGCAATAACGCTGACGAGGTTGTAACTGATTGCAGGAAATGCAGACTCTTGCGGAATGCGCAAGGGGTTTATCCTTGTGCTAACTAACGCCGTGAGCGCTGAGTAATTGCTTAGGATGTTGTAGGCTATTTTAATGGGGGCGCTCATGCTTTGGCGTCTGGTGTAAGTTTATCAAAGACATGCGAATATAACTTAACTGCTTCGTGTATTGATATAAACTCGGGCTCCTCCCATGGAAAAGTTAACAAGCGTTTCGGATCGATGGGCTTTTTTAGGTGTGGTGCCATGGTTGTGGCAACAGCCCAGCGTGTAATTTCCCACTGATTGCGATAGGCTTGCGTCTGCGCCTCACGCATTCCCTCAAGTTTTAAGCGCCAATAACGCGGGGTGCATTTCCAAAACTCGGCCTCACTTAGCCCAAGTTCTCCATAACTAATGCGCTCAATTTTGCGCCAAGTAAGCGGGGCGCTGTCGCCCTTGGCTGTTACTTTCCCTCGGGTTCGTCGGTTGCAAAAAAGTCTGTAACGGCTTGTGTAAAAGCGTCAAGTGCTGGCGATAGTTCGCTAAACTTTGTAATGGCTGCGCCTAGTTTTTGAACAGATGCGAATGGTGTCTTTTCGCCCTGGGCTTCGTAGCCCTCAACGATTCCGTAAAATGCGCAGGCTAGCGCAAAGTCCATAGATTTAGCCAGGTCCTTTTGCATGTTTAGATCTGCAAAGGATTCCATGCCTGCAAGCTGCATCACATTGCGCAGCGAATTCATGTTAAACAAAAGGGGATGACTAGCACCCCCTATTTTAATTTCTGTGCTCATGGCACAAATATAGTAAAAGAATTATTACACTGTGCCAATAGTCAATGCGCCAGTACCTTGCAATGTGCCGGTAAAAGTTGCTTTGTCGTTATTGGGGGCGCTCAAAGACAAACTGCTAAAGAAAGCCGAGCCCGTCATTTTTTGGTCGCCAGCGCTGTTAGTAGTCATTACAACAGTTACAGAAGTACCCGCTAACAAGTCAGTCAAAAGGTCTTTAAAAGATTGGCCTTGCGTGCTTACGCTTGCGTCCTCTTCAAAAATCCCCTCTACATTTAAAGTGTAGCCGTACTCGCCAGCAATAAATTCTTTAGCGCCTGCGCTGTCTTTGTTGGTAACGTCGATCATGTCTTTTGAAATGTCGATGCTGTGAGATGTCGCGTTAGCGATTTTAGTCAATGTGCCGCTTACATCTTTATAGATGCTTATCAGCGTGCCGTTTACTGGTCCAGTGATTGCCATGGTTATTTATAGATTAAGTTATTTTTCTTTGCTAGGTCGGCTAGGATTCCATCCACGCCTTTTAAAATTTCTTCGGTTACTGCGTTTGCGTTTTGATCTAGTGCCGGGCGCATGAATGGATGCGGAGTTAAACTGCCTGTATAGCGTCCGTTCTTTTGAATCCTTGGCGCTGTGCCATATTCAAACATAACACCCAGGTAAGCGTTGTAGTATTCACGACGCAAACCAATAAGCGCCTTGTCCAAGTTGGTGCTGTCCTTGCTTGTAATGAATCCAATAGAATCGCGCAGGTCGCCCGTGTTAACGGGTGCCAAAGTGCGGGCTGTGTTAATAATCCGCTGGCTGCTTTGGCGAATAACTTTTTGCAGCTTAGGGGTTTTTATATTTTTACCCATAGCCTGCAAGGAATTAATTACCTCAGCCATTCCAGTTATATTACTTTCAGCCATTACAGTGTTACCTCAGTTTGTAGTTTCAAATATAAATTGCGCTGTAGGTTGGCAATGTTAACAATGTTGTGCGCAATGCCGTCCTCTACTACTCTATGCTTAACGCTTATGTCAGCGTTATAACGCACTGTGTAATTAACGATTTGTTTGTGTTCGCGTCTGTCGGCGTTCACGTTTTCGTTTCCGCTTTCAGCTTCTACACGCTGAGCCCAGGCGGTTGCGTATTCGGTCCACGTTTGCAGTTTCTCGCCGGTGTTTGCGTCTGTTGTTTCGGTGTAGCTTTGCAAGCTCACCAGTACATCCATTAAACCTGCATTCATTAGATCATGATTTGGATTTTGTACGGGTCGAGTAGGTAATGGAAGCCCAGGCTCATTTCGGTTTGTATGGTTCCCGTTACAATGGCCTGTCTGTTATCGTAATACTGAGCCACCAACAAAAGGGCCGCATGCTTAATAGTTGCAGGAAAAATTGTATCGGGGTCAACTGATGACGTGCCCACTGGGTTAAACCCTTCTGTGATCTCAACAATGTACTTAATTGTGTCGTCAGTTATTGAGCTTGGCGCATCTTCAAAAAAGATATTACGGCTATAGCTGCCCATTGGATCAGGCGAAACCAACCACGAGGCTGAATCAAATGCAGTAACGGCTTGTGAATCGTTTACATAACTCACAGAAACCACAGACAAGCAACGCGTGTTTAAGCGCAGATAATTACCGCTCGGTATGTTTGTACCATTAATGGGGTTTACCATCGCAGGAGAGCCCGTATACGCGTCAAAACCATACTTAGCAGTTCCCTTGCGTATTGAGTAACCCAAATAATTGCTGCAGGCTTCGATTGCCATAGAGATCAGCCCCGAAATATAGGTGTCATCTGATGACGATGTAACACGCAAATGGCTCTTAGCATCCGCTAAACTTAGATAGTCGGTTGCA